TTTTCCATGAGGTCGAAGAAAACTTCCTGAGCGCCGATGTCTCGGGTGTATTCCGGTGGTTTCACATAGGTCAGGACGGCGCGGAGGTTGGCGGCCAGCTCGACCGAGAGCTTGCAACAATGCGCCACGCCGGGGTGATCCTGCCACTCGCGGTGACAGGCAGGGCATGCTATCGCTGAATCAGATACTATTGACATATTTATGGGTGTTTTGTATGGGGTTAAAGGGTGAATGCGCGTATCCGTCGCGCCCCGGCTCTGAGTCCGTGGTTTGTGGAGACCATTGAGAGGGAGGTCGTTAGTTTTGAGCCATCCGCGCAAATTCCGTTCAGACTGCGGCCTCCTCGCGTGACTCTCACCGACTGGCACTCACGGCTTACCGATTCGCTCATCTCAAAAGACTTAGCTCGATGCGGTGAATCTCGCTCTCGATCTCCGCCAGCATCGACCACTGCTCGCGGTTATAGGTGCCCTTAAACGGGAAATCACACCGAGAAAATTTGCCGTTCTCGAAGGTAATGATGACTTTACCCAAAGTGTCCGGACACTTTGGGGTGGCCGTGTCTGAGGTGAGTTGGAAATGATATTCCGTGATGCTGCGTGTGGATTTGTGTGTAATAATCATGGTGTTATTCTCGATTTTCTCTAAGTGACGCTGCATCAAAAACCATTGCTTTTACTAATTCAGCAATAAGTAATGGATTGTCTTGGGCATATTTGCGGCCAAAAGTTGTATCAACAATCTGCAATGCAGACAAATAAAAACTTCCTACATCAAAAATAGCCCATTCTTCATCTTCACATAAAACCCTATGTTTTTTATCCATTATTTGTCCTTTCAGTTTGAATTTGAACATTTAGTCCAACAATGCTTGCAATACGGCTTTCAATGTTTTCAACTAATTTAGACTCATCATCTATTAAACAATGATTTACTCCATTTTCAGCTAATGCTTTAGCTATGATTGTTGCAATAGTTGTTTTGCCTGCCGCTGCGTTTCCTTGAATTGTAATCGTAATTTGATTTTTCATGAGTTTGTTATTTGATGTTTATGTTCTGGGAAAATTTATTTCTGCCTCTCGTTCTGGTTGTTGCTATAAGCCTTCTCGGTCACATTTTTGAAAAGGGTGTGCTGGCCGATGAAGTTCATTTTTATCTCGGGCGTCGGGCCGTTTCTTTGTTTTGCCAAAATGAGCAAGGTGTTGTGATCCATCGGCTCATCGTCGGCGTCGGATTTTTTCTTGTTTTTGTCCAACCTGTGAATTAAGAGAACAGTATCGGCGTCTTGCTCGATGCTGCCGGATTCGCGGAGGTTTGAGAGCTTGGGCTTCGAGCCCTCGTCGGCGTCGCGGTTGAGCTGCGCCAGGGCGATGATGGGGATGTTGAGCTCCTTGGCCGTGGTCTTGAGCGCCTTGGAAATCTCGCTGACTTCCAGCGCCCGGCTCTCGCCTGCCCGTTTGGAGGATCCGTGCATGAATTGCAGGTAATCGACCACGATGAGGCCGAGGCCGTGCTGCGACTTGGCCCGCCTCGCCCGGCTGCGGAATTGCGCCACGGTGAGGCCCGGCGTGTCGTCGAGGTAAAGCTTGCTCTGCACCAGCCGGGTGGCTGCGCCCGAGACATTCCCCATGGCTCGGCCGTCAAAAAACCCGTCGCGTGTGCGCTGGAGGTCCAAGCCTGCCTCGGAGCAGATCGCTCGAATCATCAGCTCCGAGCTGGGCATTTCCACCGAAAAGACCAGCGTGGGCACGGCATTCTGCATGGCCGCGTGGAGGGCTATCTGCATGCCAAGCGCCGATTTGCCGCAGGCAGGGCGAGCGGCGATGACGATCATCTGCCCGCCGAGGAACCCGCCAGTCGAGCGGTCCAAGTCATGGATGCCGGTCTCCAGCCCCACGGTTTCGCCTCGGGTGTGATAGACTTTTTCGATATGCTCCACGGCGGCCAGCACGGCGTTTTTGCAGTGCGAGACGGGGTTTTCCCTTGTCGAGTGCTCTCGGAGGGCATACAGCGCCTGCTCACAACGCTCTTGGGCATCCTCTGTGGTGAGTGCAAAGTCGTTTGCCGCCTCGGCCATGGCGAGGGCCGCTTGGCGCATGGCTCGGCGTTTCCAGACATCCAGCACCTCGGCAGCGTAGTGCCGCCAGTTCATCGTGATGGCGACTTCCTGCACCAGCTCAGTCACATAGGCATAACCGCCCACTTCCTCAAGCTGACCTGTTTTCTCCAGCTCAGTCGTGACCAGGATAAGGTCCACCGGCCGGGCAGCCTGCCGCATGGCGGCGACGATACCCATGATCGTCTGATGCGCGGGCAGCACAAACTGCTCGGGCGACAGCGCCTCCAGCACGCTATCCGCCGTGCGCCCATCGGTGATCGCCGCGCCGACCACGGCTTTTTCGGCAATTTGATTTTCGGGAAGGATGTTTTTCATTTCGAGTAATCCCTTTTGCTTGTGTAGTTTTCGGAATACTCCGCTGTTTGCCGCATGACATGGCTGTCACGGATGCGCTCCATAACGAGGCGCAGAGTGTCCAGCGCAATCCCGCAATCAATTTCGCACTCAACATCAGGAATGCCTTCCATTTTATATAGTTGCAGATGATGGATTTTTAGGCCGTTGATTTCTGAAAGATCAAGTAACCGATTCAGTAGCTTGAGAATATCCCTCAAACACTCGGCTCGAAATTTTATTGTTGTTTTCATTTTTTTGGCAAACGGGAAGCGGCCATGGCCGTGGCCTTACGGAGCGAGGATCCAAAGCCGAGAAGGTGGAAGACCTTGCAACACACTCGCGGATTTTGCTCATAGCCGAGTAAGCGGAATTGCTCGGCCCCGTCCTCGCTCACCACCGGCGAGCCATCCGGATGCGTCATCGGCGTGTAGATGGGGTCATCCATAGGGCGGCTCTCGTAAGTGCCGACCTGCCAGCGGAGAAAGTCATTCACAGACTCCTCATTGTGTCGCGTCACCACACAGGAGGCTTCCGTGGCGGTGGATTTAATTTCTAATGTTTCGATTATCATGTTGGTTTTTATTATGCTGCTGCGAGTTCGCGTTGTTTTTCACGAACCCAAAATTTCATGCTGTCGGGAAGTTGCGCCCAGGTGGTGAGGTTCACTTCGGGAAATTCCGTCTCGATAAGGTCACGCCATCCAGCAGGTTCCGTGGATACAGGAGCCGTCGCGCTCACGCTCGCCCCGCTGCGCGCTGCCCAATCCTTCGCCCGGCTCACTTCGGTGAGGATGTTATTCAAAAGCGTAGCTAAGTCCTTGCGGCGAAACTGCGCCGCCGCGCCTTCTTTTTGCCGATAGGCCCACTCCAGGTAGCGCCATTCGTCTTCGCTCACGGCCGCCGCCGCCTTTTTATTTTTCTCCCAAGCACGGGAGGAGGAGGAGTCAAGAGGAGTCGAGTCTCGAAGGTTGAAGAGATTTCGGAAGCGGGTCAGGACAGGATGCGTCGTTTCACGCTGTGGAGTTTCTTCGATTTCCAACTCCATGTCCCCATTGGGGACTATAGGGGATATATACTGGTTATTGGTTACTGGTATCGGCGCAATTGCTAACCTATTGGTTTCATCTTGCTTTCCTTTTGGTTTAGCTTGTTTTTTTGGAGGGCGTCCACCACTGGCCCCCACCTCTTTACGCTTACGGCAAAGATTCCGGTAACCTTCGATTTCTTCCTCTACTCGGCCGCAAATCCAGCCATTTTCCGTGAGCACGAAGAACTCGTTCAACACAACATCGACAACTTCTGCCGCAATACGAATCCTACGACTAACCAATTGGTTATTGTTTGGTATAGGTTGTTCGTCAGTGTAGTAGAGGTCAAGAAGTCTGCGATACGCTAAATCCTCCTCATTAGTGAGATGCGTTGTATTAACCGCATAGTCCTTGATATTAAATCTGTAAAAGTGCATTTTCTATTTTTTCTTCCCAAATTGGATTCTATTTTCTCCCCAATCGCTGCGCGTCCGGAGCCCCCGACTGGCCAGCCACCGGTCGCAGGCCGCCGACATTTGCAGCGCCTGCCGCATGGAAATTCCGCCCACCCGTGCATCGGAGTTGTGCAGCGCCTTCATGGAACCATTGTCACTGACCAGAGCCCGAAACTCGTCGTAGGGTATTTCTTTCATGCTGTGATGGTCTCCGGTGCCATCTCCACGCGCCGACGCAGGCGGTGAAAGCACGCCAGCGTCATCAGCGCATCCTCCAGCGCATTGTGCGTCTTGCCCGAGCGGGAGAAGCCCAGCGCCGCCGCGATATGGTCGAGATTCAGCCGAGGCTGCCCATCCTTACCCACCGGCAGGGTGAGAGCCCCCACCTCGTAGGCCAGCCACGCCGTCGCTTGCAGGTCCACCATCTTGCCCATAGGCCAAGTCAGGTCATTCCGCGCAAACGCGGCCCGCAGGAAGTCGCGGTCGAACGCCACATTGCAGCCAGCCAGCACCGAGTAGCGCCGCTCACCCAGCCAGAGGGCCAGATCCTGCATCACATCGCGCTCCGGCCGCCCGTTTTTTTCCAGAAAATCGAGAGTAAAACCATTCTTCGCCAGCGCATCCGGCTCACAAAGCCACTCAGGATTCGGCCGGATAATCGCAGTAAACGCCTCGTTATCCATGGAATCCACCGCCGCCACGCT